ATTTGAACGCTTTTGATGATTTGATGTTGCAACATTCGGGGAGTGAGGAATCAACAGCCCCGAAATGCAATATCAACAGCCCCGAAATGCAAAATCAACATTCGGGGAGTGAGGAATCAACAGCCGTTATAAGAACAGAAGATTTAACAGAAGATTTAACAGTAAATACCCCCTTACCCCCAAACACCGCAGACGGGGGAAACGGTTTGAACGCTGACGCGTTTGTTCCCGCTGGCGCGGGAACGTGCAAGCAGGGAGAAGACGGGGTTTTGCAGGAGGAAACCACCGTTACGCCAGCCCTGAAGACAAACCGTGCGGGAGGAAATACGCGGCGCAGCCGGTACAACCAAGTGCCATGCCAAGACATTGCAGACTGCTACAACGAGATTTTAGGCGGTTGCCTGCCAAGGGTGCAGCTGCTGTCGGAAGCGAGAAAACGGGCTATTGCCGCCCGCTGGTTCGAAGTGATGGGGACAAAAGCCCCAAACGGCAAAGTCCGATTTGAGAACGCTGAAGACGGTGTGAAATGGTTTGCATCGGTTTTCCGCAAAATCACCAAGAACGCGTTTTGGATGGGCGACAACCAATCAGGCTTCGCGGTTAATTTTGACTGGATTTTCAAACCGACCAACTTTTTGAAAGTCCTGGAATGGCATCCGCCAAGAAGCTGACGGGGAAATGAAATGAACGAAATCGAAGAAATGCAGGTTGTCGAATCGCTGGCAAACCTTGAGGCCGAGCAAACAGTGTTGGGGGCAATCCTGATTGAGCCTACTGCGATTGTAAAGTGTGCCGTACTAACCCCTGAAAAGTTTTATCAGGCACAGCACAGAGTGATTTACCGCGCACTGTTGGACATGACGGCAGCCAGCGAGCCAATCGATATCATCACGCTAAATGACAAGCTGGAGGCGAGGGGGGAAGCGGAAAACGCAGGAGGCTTGGCCTATCTGATTGAGTTGCAGCAAAACACGCCGTCTGCCGCGAATATTACCCAATACGCCAAAATTGTGAACGACAGGTACATCGTGCGAGGGCTGCTGAAGGTGTCGGCGGAAATCGAAAAAATCGCATTGGCCAAAGACGGCAGGGACGTTTCCCAAAAGCTTAACGCGGCAGCCGACAGTTTGGCAGAGGTTGGGAAAAATGCAGTGCAACGCGGGAATAAAACCTTTCTCGAGACGCTGAAAGATTTGGTCGCGGATTTGGATAAACGGCTGGAGGGCGTGCGTTTCGGCTTGCCGACCGGATTGCCGAAGTTGGACGAAATAACCGGCGGCCTGCCTGATGGGAACCTGATTGTAATCGCCGCCCGCCCGTCTATGGGCAAAACCGTGTTGGCTGAAAACATCGCCCGGTATGCCTTGAAACAGGGTAAGGCGGTGCATTTCCAAAGCTACGAAATGAATGCGGTGGAGTTGGCCAGACGCAGTGCGGCAGCGGAATGCGGTATCGAGATGCACAGCTTGAAGACGGGCAGGCTGACGGATACCGATTATCAGAATTTGAATTTGTACCTGTCCAAAGCGCAAAACTGGCGGCTTGATGTGAACTGCGATTTGTTGAATGTTGATGAACTTTGTTTTTTGGCAAAGGAAAAGAAAATGACAACAGGGCTGGATTTGTTGGTGATTGACCATCTGAACATCATGCCGAGACCGGGAAGAGACGAAGTGGCGGAGCTTGGCAACATATCCCGCAGCCTGAAAAACCTTGCTGTTGAACTGAATATTCCCGTCGTGCTGGTTGCCCAGTTGAACAGGGGTAGCGCGAAAGCGGCAGACAAACGCCCGAACATGGCAGACATTCGCGGCAGCGGCGCGGTTGAGCAGGACGCAAACATCATCATCATGCCGCACCGTGAAAGCTATTACGACAATCAAATAAATCCGCATTTGGCGGAGTTGATTATTGCCAAGAACCGAGACGGCGAGATGGGCAGTGTGGTTTGCGGCTGGAAAGGCCAGTTTGCAAGGTTCGAGGATGAGCCGGATTTGAACTGGACGCCCCCGAAAAAGGAAAGCAGATGGGGTGATGGCTATGCAGTCTGAAACCTGCCTGCACTGCGCCCATGCCGATTTCCGCGATGCAGCGGCTAAGGGGTTCAAAGGCCATCTGACCTGCCCGACGGTGGATAAGTGGCGGTACCTGAACAGGCGCACGGTATGCGAGAGCGGAAAGTTTCAGACGGCCTCTGAAGAGGCGGTGGCAAAACGGATTGAATGGTTTGAGAGGAAAAAATGATGTATCACAAGTTTAACAATTTGCGCACGGTGAACAGTTACGGCGAATTTGTATGGCAAATCTGCCGCCGCAAGGGGCATCCGGTGGCCGTCATCAGTCGCAACGGGCGGCATTACTACAACCTTAAATTGATGCCGGGATTCGGTAGCCGTTCGATGCACGACGATGTAACGGAGTTTGTGATGGATGTGCTTTGTACGGAGGCGGGCAGGATGGAAGAGGGTTCGGAATGACGGGAATAGCGGGTTTGATTTGGCTGACGGGCGCGGCGGTTGTCGGGCTGGTGTTGGGGTTGGTTGTGATTGCGGTAGAAGAGATAAGGAAGAGGCGGAATGGCTGAATATTTTTTGTGCCGCATCAACGGTGCTCCCAAGGGGAAGGGCAGGCCTAGATTTAACAAGTCGGGCAGGGCCTATACGCCGAAGACGACGCGGGAATACGAGAAGGCGGTCAGGGAGGCCGCGATGAAGGCAGCCGCCGTGCTGCAATGGCTGAAGCCCGATAAGGAAGTGCCGTTGGAGGTTTCGGTTACGGCGTATTTCCCCGTGCCGAAAAGCTGGAAGAAGGCGGACAGGGAGGCGGCCTATGCGGGCGACCTGTACCCCGTTTCCAAGCCGGATATAGACAACGTGGAAAAGCTGGTTTTGGATGCGTTGAACGGTATTGCGTATCACGACGACTGCCGCATTGTTTCGGTTTCGGGGCGCAAGCGGTATGTGGGTGAGGATGAAGAACCGCATGTGCTGGTTTATGTGGCGAGGCAGAAGACTTTTTCGGAGATGAAGGCTGAGGCTTTGGCACGCGGGAAGCATGAATGGTAAAGGTAAACAGGCCGTCTGAAATTCTAATTAGAACGGACGGCAGTCTAATTAGAACGGGAAAGGATTTGAAATGGCGGTAAATGTTGCGGTGGTGAAAACGCCGGCGGGGACGCTTGCACCGGCGACGGCCTACGATGCGGAAATCCTGCGGGATTATGCCGCCGGCCGGCAGTTGAAGGTGGAAATCAAGCAGATGGGCAACCGCAGTTATCAGCACCATAAGCTGTTTTTCGGCGGGTTACTGCCTTTGGCGTATGAATACTGGGTGCCGTCGGGCGGGCTGGTGACGGACGGGGAGCAGAAGCTGATCAGCGGTTTCGCGCGGCGGCTTGAGGCCATGCATTCGAGCGGCGGGCTGTTTTTGGAGTTTGCCGACGAGTTTGTACGGATGGTGGCGGCAAAGCGGGGCGAGAGAATCGGCGCGGTGCTGCAAAGCATGGAGGCTTTCCGCAAGTGGCTGACGATTGAGGCGGGGTATTTCGATGTTTACGAAACGCCGAACGGCTACCGCAAGGAGGCGAAAAGCATCAGCTTCCACAGTATGGGTCAGGAGGAGTTCAACCGGTTTTACCGGGACTGCTTTCAAGTGGCTTGGAACATGATGCTGTCGTCGAAGTTTGAGTCGGAGGAGGCCGCAGAACGGGCGGCTATGGAGATGATGGAGATGGGCGGATGAAGGATGGATTAGTTGAAGTAGTCATAGATAAGTTCAGGGATAAGGTTGATAAAGGCGGCCATCCATACATAGAACACTTGTACCGTGTTGCTGATGGGGCAGAAGAACTTCAGGTTGGGTCTTATATGACGGGTTTTTTGCATGATACGTTGGAGGATACCGATTTGACGGCAGATGACTTGTTCTTACTTGGCGTAAGTAACGCAGTTATCAACCGCGTCAGTATATTAACCAAGCCACATGATATGCCGTATGAAAAATACATCATGCGTATAAAAAATTATGCGCGGAAAAATAAAGACAAAATTATTTTGGCAGTCAAGATTGCCGACTTAAACGACAACCTAAACGTATCAAGATTAAAAATGTTGAAGGATGAAGATTTTAAAAGGTTGGTGCGTTATATGAAGGCAAGGCAAAAATTATCTGATGTTTTAAATTATTTACAGGGGCATAGATGAGCAAAATTACGCAGTCGGCACGCGGCGAGCGTTGCCAGATACGTTTCCCGGGTATTTGCAATCATGACCCGGAAACGACGGTTTTCGCGCATTACCGTTTGGCGGGCTATTGCGGCACGGGCATCAAGCCGCCCGACTTTATGGGTGCGTATGCCTGTTCGCGCTGTCACGATTTGGCCGACGGGCGGCTGAAGGCGGATTGTGCGGAAGGGGAAATTCAGACGGCCTTCGCGGAAGGCGTAATGCGGACTTTGGTTTTGTTGTATGAAAAAGGGTTGATCAAGCTATGAATCAGCAAGAATTTGAATTTATGAACGACTTGGCGCGGGCTTTTGAGCGTCGTTATCGTGATACGCGCAGCCGCAATCGGTGCTTGAGCATCGAAAGCCGCTATATGGGGGAGGAAGTTTACCCGCATGAGCCTG